CTGGCGCGCGGAGCTGAACCGCTACGGCGTCGACATGGTCGAGTACACGATCCCATGCGAGCCGGGCATCGCGCGGCCCGAGAAGTACACCTGAGCCGTGGGCCAGCGCTCCAAGGTCAAGCAGCTGCCGCGCGAGATCCGCGAGTGGCTCGATCACACGCTCGCGGAGAAGAACTTCGCCGGCTACGAGCAGCTCGCCGGCGAGCTCGAGCAGCGCGGCTACGCGATCAGCAAGTCATCCATCCACCGCTACGGCGCCAACCTGGAGCGCAAGATCGCCGCGGTGAAGGCGAGCACCGAGGCCGCGAAGCTGATCGCGGCCGGGGCGCCCGACGACGCCGACCAGCGCTCGGCCGCCGTCATCAGCCTGATCCAGACGGAAGTGTTCGACGTTCTGGTCGCGCTGCAGGATCTCGCCGACGCCGACCCGATGAAGCGGGCGAAGCTGCTCTCGACCGTGGCGAAGAACATCGCCACGCTGTCGCGCGCGAGCGTGAACCAGAAGAAGCACGAGCTGGAAATCCGGTCGAAGGTGGCGGCCGCGCAGAAGACCATCACCGCCGCGGCCAAGCGCACCGGCGCCTCCCCCGAGCTGATCAAGATCGTCGAGGAACAGCTTGGCATCCTCCGCTAGCGCCGCCCCCCGGCAGGGCTACTTCCTGCCGTACCAGGCGAAGTGGATCGCCGACACCGCGCGCCTGAAGATCGTCGAGAAATCGCGCCGCGTCGGGTTCACCTACGCGCAGAGCTACGAGGACACGGTGGACGCCTCGAAACAGGACGGCCCGATGGACGTGTGGTTTTCCTCGGCCGACGAGACCGCCGCGCGCGAGTACATCCGCTACTGCGAGCAGTGGACGAAGCTCTACAACGTCGCGGCCGAGCTCCTGGGGGAGATCGTCCTCGACAAGAAAGACGACGTGAAGGCGTTCTCGATCGAGTACGCCACCGGCAGGCGCATCTACGCGCTCTCCTCGAGCCCGAACGCCTTCCGCTCCAAGGGCGGGAAGCTCGTGCTCGACGAGTACGCCTTCCACAAGGACCCCGAGGCGATGTGGAAGGCGGCGAGCCCGACCATCACCTGGGGCTATCCGGCGCGCGTGCTCTCGACCTACAACGGCAAGGGCAACCGCTACTACCGGATGGTCGAGGACGCGAGGAAAGGCAACAAGTGGTCGCTCCACACCGTCACGATCGAGGACGCGGTGCGCCAGGGCCTGGTGTCGAAGATCCTCGGGCACGAGGCGAGCGCGCAGGAGATCTCCGCGTTCCTCGCCGATTGCCGCGAGATCGCCGGCGACGAAGAGACCTATCAGCAGGAGTACATGTGCCAGCCGATCGACGAGGCGACCGCCTGGCTCACCTGGGAGCTGATCGTCTCGGCCGAGCACCCGGACGCGGGCAAGCCCGAGCTCTACGCCGGCGGCCCCTGCTTCGTCGGCAACGACATCGGCCGGCGCCGCGATCTCGCCGTGATCTGGGTGCTGGAGAAAATCGGCGACGTACTCTGGACGCGCGAGGTGGTGTCCATGAAGGGCCGCTCGTTCGCCGAGCAGGACGCGGAGATGGACCGCATCTTCGCCACCTACGACGTGCGGCGCCTGTGCAAGGACCAGACCGGCATGGGCGAGAAGCCGGTCGAGGACGACAAGCGCAAGTACGGGTCGTCGCGCGTCGAGGGGCTGCTCTTCAGCGGCCCGGTCAAGCAGGATCTCGCCGTCGCCGGCAAGCAGCAGTTCGAGGACCGGCGGCTGCGCATTCCGCCCACTCGTGCTATCCGGGAGTCGCACCACAGCGTGCGCAAGGTGACCACCGTCGCCGGCAACCCGCGCTTCGACGCCGACCGATCGGAGGCGGGGCACGCGGACGAGTTCTGGGCGCACATGCTCGCGATCCATGCCGCCGGCAGCGCGGTGGTGCCGATGGAATTCCAGCAGCTGGGCCGCATGCGCGAGAGCGCGCAGCTCGCCGACTTCCACATGGAGTAGCCGATGGCGACGAAACAGCCGAAGAAGCCCGAGATCCAGGAGATCGCCACCGTCCAGCGGGACATCAACCGCTTCACCTACGGCGGCGTACTGCAGAACCTGGACGACACCCTGCTCACCCGCGGCCGCGGCAAGGGCCTGAAGATCTACGACGAGCTCGAGCGCGACGCGCATTGCTTCGCAGTGCTGCAAAAGCGAAAGCTCGCCGTGGTCGCGCGCCAGTGGCAGGTGGACGCGAGATCGGAATCCGCGCCCGACCAGGCCGCGGCCGACCTGGTGAAGCGCCAGCTCGACGAGCTCGGCAAGGTGATCGAGGACGAAAGCCAGCTCATCACCGGGTTCGACCAGATGACCGCTAACCTGCTCGATGCCACGCTGAAGGGCTACGCGGTCGGCGAGGTGATGTGGGAGGTCCGCGGCGCCGAGGTGTGGGCCGCACGCGTGATCCCGCGCGACCAGCGCCGGTTCGCCTTCGACGAGCAATCGAAGCTGCGCATGCTGACGCGCTCGGACCTCCTGATCGGCGAGCTGCTGCCGCCGCGCAAGTTCGTTGTGCACCGCTACGGCGCGAAGGACGAGAGCCCGTACGGCAAGGGGCTCGGGCACGTGCTCTTCTGGCCGGTGTTCTTCAAGCGCCAGGACATCGGGTTCTGGCTCGTCTTCGCCGACAAGTTCGGCTCGCCCACGGCGATCGGCAAATACCCGCCGGGGGCGAAGAAGGAGGAGCAGAAGAAGCTCCTCGACGCGCTCGGCGCAATCGCCCAGGACGCGGGCGTCATCGTGCCCGAGGGCATGCTGATCGAGCTGCTCGAGGCGGCGCGCACCGGCTCGATCGACACCTACGAGAAGCTCGCGCGCTACATGGACGAGCAGATCTCGGAGGCCGTGCTCGGCGAGACCATGAGCACCACCGCGCAAGGCGCTGGCCTGGGCTCGGGCCAAGCCACCGTGCAGAACGAAGTGCGCGTCGAGATCGCGCGCGCCGACGGCGACATGCTCTCGGACACCCTGAACGCGACGCTCGTGCGCTGGATCGTCGACTACAACCTGCCAGGCGCCGGCTACCCGAAGGTGTGGCGCAACTTCGACGAGGGCGAGGACCTGGAGAAGCGCTCGCGCGTCGACAAGGCGCTGCACGACATGGGCTACGAGCCCGAGGACGCCGAGTATGTGAACGAGACCTACGGCGGGCGCTGGGTCAAGCGCGCGCCGCGGCCGCCCTCGCCGTTCGGCTTCCCGCCCGAATTCGCCGAGGGCGGCGCCGCCGCGCGCGCCGCGATCGCCGCTCAGGAAGATCTGCGTAACGCCGCCGAGAAGCTCGCCTCGGGCTGGCGCGAGCAGCTCGGCCCGCGCATCCGCCAGCTCACGGACGAGCTCGAGCGCAGCGGCGACCTCGTCGCCTTCAAGGAGTCGCTCACGCGCCTGGCCGGCGAGGAGCCGCCCGCCGAGCTCATCGAAGCGCTCGATCGCGCGACCTTCTCGGCGTACCTGGCGGGGCGCGCGCAGCAGTGAGTGTCACCGCGAGCCTCGCGCTCGAGCCGCGGCGCGCGCTCGAGTTCTTCCGCGGCAAAGGCCTCAAGGCCTCGTTCGCCTGGCAGGACGTGTTCCACGCGGAACATGACGCCAACTTCGTCGTGGCGAAGATGATGGACCTCGATCTCCTCGCCGACGTGCGCACGGCCGTCGACAGCGCGATCGCCGAGGGGAAGACCTTCAAGCAGTTCCGCGACGAGCTCGAGCCCGAGCTCGTGCGCCGCGGCTGGTGGGGGCGCGCGGAGATGGCCGACCCGCTCACGGGCGAAGTGCGCGAAGTGCAGCTCGGCAGCCCGCGGCGTCTGCGCACGATCTACGACACGAATCTCAGGACGAGCTACGCCTCGGGCCACTGGGCGAAGATCGAGGAGACGCGCGCGGCCGCGCCCTACCTCATGTACAACGCGGTCGACGACGATCGCGTGCGGCCCGAGCACGCCGCCTGGGACGGCACGGTGCTGCCGGCCGAAGATCCCTGGTGGCAGACGCACTACCCGCCGAACGGCTGGAACTGCCGGTGCACGGTGGTGCAGCTCTCTCGCGCGCAGGTCGAGCGCCTCGGGCTCGAGGTGGACGACCAGGCGCCGCCCTCGCCGACGAGCGAGTGGGTGAATCCGCGCACCGGCGAAGTGGAGCGCGTGCCCGAGGGCATCGATCCGGGCTGGGCGTACTCGCCGGGGCGCACGCGAACCGACCTCGTGAGGGAGACCGCAGAGGCGAAGGCGAGGACCTGGCCGCCCGAGCTCGCCGCCGCGATCCGCGCGGCCATCGAGAAGATCGGGCGATGACGGTGGCACGCATCGAGATCCACGACCAAGGCGTCGCCGAGCTGCTCGAGCTCCTGGTCGACGCCGGCGAAAATCTAGAGCCGTGGCTCGCGGTGATCGGCCGCGTGCTGAAGTCCGACATCCAGCTCGGCTTTCGCACCGGCACCGATCCCTACGGGATGCCCTGGGCGCCGCTCCGGTCGAGGAGCGGCCAGATCCTCGTCGATCGCGGCCACCTGATGAACTCGATCGACTACGCGGTCGAGGGCAACGACGTGATCGTCGGCACCAACAAGCTCTACGGCGGCACGCATCAATTCGGCGCCGAGATCCGGCCGCGCTCGGCGAAGGTGCTGCACTTCTTCGTCAACGGCCGGCCGGTCTTCGCGCGCAAGGTCACCATCCCGGCGCGGCCGTTCCTGCCCTGGGAGGGGCTGCCGGCCCCCTGGGCCAGCGACCTGAAGTCGGAACTGAACGCCTACTTCGAGCAGCTGGCGGCCTGAGCCGCCCAAATCCGCCCATTTCCGCCCACCAGGCGAATCGCCCTGGCTGCACGCGGCGGCCTAGGCTGGCCCTACCCCCCGCACTTTCGCGCTGACCCCTGTTAAGACCCTCTTAAATTTGAACGTCGAGGCTTTTAAGGGGGTCCTGCGGCGGAAGCTATCCCGCCCGGAAAGGCCGATTTCTGGGGTCTGGGGTAAAGTAGCCCAGATCTGGGTCAACCTGACCCAGTCTTGCGCCACCTGGTTTGAGATCCGAACGTTGACGGCGCGGCCCTTCGGCTGCAAGCTACACGCGCGCTTTCTCCTGCCGACGCTGAAGCCCTTCAGCGTTAACGCTCCTCCTGCATCCCCGTAGTCTCGCGCCCTGTTCGCTGCAAACGACCAGGGACCGCGACTTCTGAAACCGATCCACATCTTCAAGCCAGGAACGTACGTTGCCGCCAACGGCAAGGAGTACACGTTCACCGAGGCCGATCTCAAGGCGATCGCGCAGGTGTACGACCCGGCGAAGCACGAGGCGCCGCTCTGCGTTGGTCACCCGGAGCACGACAAGCCGGCGTACGGCTGGGCCAAGCGCGCGGCGTTCGCCGACGGCGCGCTGCAGATCGAGCCGCACCAGGTCGATCCTGCTTTCGAGGAGATGGTCCAAAGCGGTCGCTTCAAGAAGCGCAGCGCGTCCTTCTATCCACCGAACGCGAAGAGCAACCCTGTGCCGGGCTCGTACTACCTGCGCCACGTCGCCTTCCTCGGCGCGCAGCCTCCGTCCGTGAAAGGCCTGCGCGACGCCGCGTTCGCAGACGACGGCTCCGAGGCGATCGAGTTCACCGACTGGCACGGCATGCAGATCGCCGGGATCTTCCGGCGCATCAAGAACTGGATCATCGACTCGGCCGGCCAGGAGAAGGCCGACACGATCATGCCCGAGTACGAGCTCGAGAACCTCACCGTGAGCGCGGCGAAGAAAGACGACGCGCCTGCCTACTCCGAATCCCTTGCAGGAGACCCCACGATGGACGCCAAAGAGAAAGAGCAACTCGCCGCGCGCGAAGCCGCGCTCAAGGCCGACAAGGAAAAGCTCGAGCGCGATCGCGCCGAGTTCGCCGAGAAGCAGAAGCAGCTCGACGCCGCCACGTCGGCCGCGACGCGCGCGAAAGCGCAGCGCGAGTCGGCCGAGCTCGTCGACGGCCTGGTGAAGGAAGGCAAGGTGCTGCCAGCGCAGCGCGACGGCCTGGTCGCGTTCATGGCCTCGCAGAGCGCCGAGGGCGTGATCGAGTTCGGCGAGGGCGACAAGGCCGTGAAGAAGCCGGCCGCCGAGTGGCTGCGCGACTACCTCAAGGCGCAGCCGAAGGTCATCGAGTTCGCCGAGCGCGGCAAGGGCAACGGAGCCGAGCTGCCCGACAACGCCGACGCGGACGACATCGCCAAGCGCGCGGTCGAGTTCCAGGAGGCCGAGAAAAAAGCCGGCCGCACGATCACCGTCACGGCCGCTGTCGCGCACGTGACCAAGCAGGCGGCGCAGTAAGCGCGGCCGCGACCCACACCACGGAAGGAGCCACGCAGTGACCCCGATCCTCACCAAGAGCTACAAGGCCGAAGCGGCAGTCGCCGGCCGGCGCATCGTCAAGTTCGGCACCGCCGACAACCAGGTGATCCAGGCCGCCGCGGTGGCGGACCTGTCCGTCGGCATCGCCGAGCGCGTCGGCGCGGCGATCAACGAGCAGTGCGACGTGATCGTCGCCGGCATCGCGGAATGCCAGGCGGGCGGCGCGATCACCCGCGGCGACTTTCTCACGTCGGACGCGACCGGCAAGGCGCTCGCCTCGGCGCCCGCCGCGGGCGTGAACAACCGAGTGGTCGGGATTGCGCTGGCAAGCGGTGTCCTCGACGACTTCATCCCTGTGCTCCTCGCGCAGGGCCGCATCCAGGGCTAATAGCCCCAGGGCTCACAGGAGACACCACCACCATGAAACGCTACGCCACCTCCATCACCGCGCGGGTCCTCGCGTCCGCCGCCCTCGCGCTCGCCCTGGCCTCTGTCCTGCCGCAGGGCGGGGATCTCGCGCCGCTCCTCCTCATCGCGATCGCGCCCTTCCCGGTGACGCCGCTGCTCACGGCGATCACGGTCGCCTACCGCAACGCGCGCCTGATCGCCGACGAGGTGCTGCCGCGCGTGTCGGTCGCGCTGCAGGAGTTCAAGTACCTGAAGTACCCGATCGGCACCTTCTTCACCCTGCCGGAAACGAAGGTCGGCCGGAAGGGCCGCCCGAACCAGGTGGAGTTCGAGGCGACCGAGACGCCCGACAGCACGACCGACCACGCGCTGGACGACGGCGTGCCGCAGGCGGACATCGACAACGCGAAGCAGCCGGGCATGCCCGATCCGCTCGGGCGCGCGGCCGAAGGGCTCACCGAGCTGATCATGCTCTCGCGCGAGAAGCGCACCGCCGACCTGGTGTTCGACGCCGCGCAGTACGCGGCGACCCACAAGGTCACCCTCGCCGGCACCGACCAGTGGAGCGACCCGGCCAGCAGCCCGATCGACGACATCTTGGTGGGCCTGGATGCGATGGTCATGCGCGCGACCGTGATGGTGATCGGGCGCGCGGCCTTCACAAAGCTCGCCACGCACGCGGACATCGTGAAGGCGATGCACGGCACCTCGGGCGACACGGGCCTCGCCACCCGGCGATTCATCGCGGAGCTCTTCGAGCTCGAGGAGGTGCTGGTCGGCGAGGGCTGGGTGAACACCGCCAAGCCGGGGCAGCCGGCGACGCTCGTGCGCGTGTGGGGCAAGCACGCCGCGCTCCTCCATCGCAACAAGATGGCCGACGCGCGCACCGGCACCACGTTCGGCTTCACCGCGCAGTGGGGCGGGCGGGTCGCCGGAGCCGAGGCCGACAAGAACATCGGCATGCGCGGCGGCCAGCTCGTGCGAGTCGGCGAGTCGGTCAAGGAGCTCATCACCGCGAACGACCTGGGCTACCTGATCACCAACGCGGTGGCGTAAGCGGGTCGCTCGCCCCCGGCGAATCGCCTTTGGATGACATGGGGGCGGCTGCGGCCGCCCCATTTTTTGACCAGAGAAGGAGCATCGAACCGTGCCCCAGTACACCGTGAAGTCCCCGCTGAAGTTCAATCACAAGCGCTACGACATCAACAAGTCCGTCACGATGGACGCGGAGGACGCCGCGCCGCTCGTCGAGCAGGGCGTGCTCGAGGACCCGAGCGCGAAGAAGGCGAAGGCCGAGGACAAGAAGTAAACCGAACGCCATACCCCAGCGAGGCGACGATCGATGCGCAGGACCTGCACTCTTCATGCATCGGGAGCCCACCGATCGGGGACGTCGCGTGCAGGGCGACCCCCGCTGACGAGCTGACACCGAGTGCCCTACGCCACGCAGCAGGACCTGGTCGACCGCTTCGGCGAGGCCGAGATCGAGCAGCTCACCGATCGCGCCGATCCGCCCGCGGGCGCGATCGACGCGGTGGTCGTGGGCAAGGCCCTGGCCGACGCCGACGACGCGATCAACGGCTATCTCGCCGCGCGCTACACGGTCCCGCTCGCCTCGCCGCCGCTCATCCTCAAGCGCCTGGCGTGCGACATCGCGCGCTACTACCTCTACGAGGACCGGGTCACCGAAGCCGTCAGGAAGCGCTACGAGGACGCTGTGGCGTACCTGAAGGACGCCGCGAGCGGCAAGGTCACGCTCGGCGTCGACGCGCTGGGCGAGGCGCCTGCAGATCCTGGCGGGCCGCAGGTCGACGCCGGCGACCGGACCTTCAGCAAGGGCCGCTCGAGCGGCGAGGAGGGCACGCTCGATGACTACCTCGGCTGATGGACCTCGCGCCGATCATCGCGCGGCTCCAGGCGCAGGTGAGCGTGCTGCGCTTCGTCGGCGGCGCGGCGGATCTGCCGGCGGCCACCGAGGAGCTGAAGCAACACCCGGCCGCGTTCGTCATCCCGCTCACCGATGCCGCCTCGAGGAACGGGGACGCCACGGGCTCGGTGACGCAGCAGGTCACGGTGCGCTTCGGCGTGCTGCTCGCGGTGCAGAACCTGCGCGATGCGCGCGGCGAGGCGGCGCTCACCACGCTCACGCCGGTGCGCCTGGCGGTGCGCGATGCGCTGGTGGGCTTCGTGCCGACGGGCTACGAGGACCCGTGCGAGATCGTGGGCGGGCGAATCATGCAGCTCAACGATCGCGTGCTCTGGTGGCAGGACGATTTCCTGTCGATGTTCATCTACCGGAAGGTGGACTGATATGACCGATGAATTCCACGGCCAGGGCGGACGCTACGAGATCCGCGACGGCAAGCGCGTGCGCATCGAAGCGCCGACGAAGGACCACCCCGAGGGCAACTGCGCGCGCGACGCCGACGGCAAGGCGATCCCCGGCCCCGGCGCGGACATCCAGAAGCCGGTGAACCGCGTGCCGCGGCGCACCGGAAAAGGAGCTGAGTGATGAACTACCGCCGCAAGGTCATCCTCGGCAAGATCGAGACCCCCACTTACGGCGTCGACGCCGTCCCGGTGGCGGCCACCGACGCGCTCCTCGTTCGTAACTGCTCGATCCGGCCGGTGAACACCGAACTCGTCGACCGCGAGCTAGTCAAGGCGTATCTCGGGCACGACGAGCAGATCCCGGTGACCGCCGGCGTGGCGATCGACTTCGAGATCGAGATGGTCGGCTCCGGCGTTGATGGCGTCGCGCCCGCCTGGGGTAAGTTGCTTCGGGCCTGCGGCTTCGCCGAGACCATCAACGGCCTGGTCGATGTGTCCTACTCGCCGGTGTCCTCGGGCTTCGACTCGCTCACCCTGTACTACCACCAGGACGGGCTGCTCCACAAGGCGCTCGGCTGCCGCGGGTCGGTGCGCATGCGCATGACGCCGCGACAGATCCCGGTCTTCGCGTTCAGCTTCATGGGCCTGAAGAGCACCGACACGGACGTCGCGCTGCCCACGCCGACCCTCACCGCCTGGCAGAAGCCGGTCGCGGTCAATAACGCGAACACGAGCGCCTTCACCCTGCACGGCTTCGCCGGGAAGCTCTACGACCAGGACATCGACCTCGCGGCGCTGCTCGTGCACCGCAACCTGGTGGGCGGCGAGGACATCTCGCTCACCGACCGCGCGCCGGTCGGCAACATCGAGATCGAGACGCCGACGATCGCGCAGAAAGACTACTTCACGATCGCGAAGGACGGCGCGCTCGGCGCGTTCGCGATCACGCACGGCATCGTCAACGAGTTCAAGGTCAAGGTGGACCTGCCGGCCGTGCAGCTCATCAATCCCGAGTACACCGACCGCGACGGCGTGCTCGCGATGAAGATGGGGCTGCGCCTGGTGCCGACCGCCGCCGGGAACGACGAGCTGAAGATCACCGCGCTGTAAACCGCACAGCGGCACCGGACGGCGGCCCGGCAAGAACACCAACAAAGCCGCTTTCGCGCCCGGCGTTCAACCTCCTCGCCGGGCGCGGAACTTCGCGGGCGGGGCGAAAGCCTGCGGCCCGCGCTTTTTAGGAGGGGCGTAACAGGAGGTTGCGATGTTCAAGCTGACGGATCGGTTCTGGTGGCCGGTGGTGCTCGAGGTGCCCGGCGACGGCACGACCGTGAAGCACAAGATCGAGGTCGAGTACAAGAGGAAGACCCAGCAGGAGGTCGACACGCTGCGCGAAGCGGCGAAGACCGACGAGGAGATCTGCCTCGAGGTGGTGACCGGCTGGAAGGGCGTGAAGGGCGACGACGGCGAGGAGCTCCAGTTCTCGCCGTCGAACCTGCAGCAGCTCCTCGACGAGATCACGGGCGCGCGCTTCACCATCGTGACCACGTACTTCGAGGCCATGCAGGGAGCGGCCCGCAGAAAAAACTTTCAGGCTGCGCGCGGCATTGGCTAGCGGCGCGCGGCGAGCCGGCTTACGACGACGATGATGACGACGAGCTCGAGCGGGATCTTGCGCACTTTGGCCTCGAGCCTCCGGGGCAGGACGCCGATCGCGGCGAGGACGATGCGTTCGGTGTGTGGCCGGAGAACTGGAAGGCGCTGGAGCTCTTCCTGGCGCTGCAGACGCAGTGGCGGGTGACCGCGACGATGGCGGGCATCTTCTACGTGGGGCTCGACTACTCGGCGGCCGAGGCGCTGCTTCGCGCCCGGCGCGCGAAGAACCGCGCGCAGCTGCTCGCGGATCTGCGGGTGATCGAGTACGCCGCGCTGAAGGGGCTCAATCGCCGTGACTGACATCGTCTACGGCGTCCGCATCACGGGCGACGCGGCGGACGCGAAGAAGGCGTTCGACGAGACGCGCGGCGCGCAGGACAAGCTCACCGGCGCCGAGAAGGAGAACGCGCGTGCCGCCCAGGACGTCGAACGCGCGAACAAGCGCAAGGAGGATTCGCTCAACCGCCTGCGCCTGGGGATTCTCGCGGCCGGGGCCGCGACGCTGGTCTTCATGCGCTCGTCGGTCAACGAGGCGATCAATGCCGAGCGTGAGCAGAACCGCCTCGAGGCGGTGCTGCGCGCGACCGGAGGGGCGGCGGGATTCGCCAGGGAGCACTACGACCAGCTGGCGGACTCGCTCGCCGCGCTCACCCAGTTCGAGGCCGGGAACATCACGGACGCGCAGGCCGAGCTGGTGAAGTTCGGCAACATCCACGGCCAGGTGTTCGAGGACGCCCTGCGTCTGTCGACCGATCTCGCCGCCTTCATGGGCACGAATGTGCCGCAGGCTGCGCAGATGGTCGGCCGGGCGCTGCAATCGCCCACCGAGGGGATGCGGCTGCTGGAGCGGGAATTCGGCAGGCTGACCGATGCCGAGAGAAAGCACATCGATTCCCTGGTCGAGCAGGGGCGCGCCGTCGAAGCGCAGAACGCCGTGCTCGAGCTGCTGCAAGGAAAGATCGGCGGCACCGCCGAGCTGATGAACACCGGGCTCACGCGGGCGACCAGCGGCGTCACCAAGGCATGGAAGGACATGCTGGAAGCCTTCGCGCGGGCGCCCGCCGTTCAGGAGAAGACCGAGTCGGCGCTCGGTTTCGTCGAGCAGTCCCTGAAGGACATCCGGGAGATCATCGAGGGCGGCGACTGGGTCGAGAAAACACTCGCGATCCTCGCCTTCGCCGGCGGCTGGCGCGACCTCAAGCTGTCCCGGCCGGCGTCCGAGACTGGGTTGGCAGAGGCCGAGGCCTTCGAGGCCGGTCTCAGGCCGGCGCCGGTGGTTACGCTGGGCGGCGACACTGAAGCCGCGAGGAAAAGGGAACAGGAAGCGGCAGAGCGAGAAAAAGCACGGGTGCAAAGGGCGGCGGAAATCCTCCAGGCGCGTCAACAGGCGCTGAGCAACGAGGAGCGCATCTCTCAAGAGGGGAACGCGGCGCGCATCGAGCGTACCGATGCGCTGGAGAAAGAAGCCGAGGCCGTGCGCCAGGCCATCGACCCGTGGCACGCCTACCGCGTGGAGCTCGAGCAGCTGCAGAAGCTCCGCGATGAGGGTTTTCTCACCGAGGCGGACTTCGTCGAGGCCGTCGGCCAGGCGGCCAACCGGGCCGCCGGCGACATGGAGGACCTCGGGCGCGCCGGCACGGAGACTTTCGAGGGTTTGAAGGCGGCGGTGGACGACTTCGGACGCGAGCTCGCGCGCAGCCTCGCGAGCGGCGAAGCGGGCTTCAGGAGCCTGACCGATGTGGCGTCGCGCTTCCTCGAGGAGCTGCTCGCGATCCAGCTCGAGAAGCGGCTCATCGCGCCCGCGCTGCAGGCGGGGACCTCATTCATCGACGAGCTGTTCGCGAGCTCCACGCCGGGCGCCTACACCGGCAACGCCGCGCCCTTCCACGGGGGCGGCATCGTCGGCCTGGAAGGCGGGGCGCGCCGCTCCGTGCATCCTGGGTACTTCGAGCGCGCGCCGCGGCTGCACTCGGGCCTGATGCCCGACGAGTTCCCGGCGGTGCTTCAGCGTGGCGAGGGCGTCTTCACGCCTGGGCAGATGCGCGCGATGGGCGGCGGCAACGTCACGATCAAGGTGATCAACGAGACCGGCGTGCCGGTCCAGGGGCAGGCTTCCGCGCCGCGCGTCGATGCCTCGGGCATGGCGGTCGACTTGGTGCTGCGGCGCCTGGCGGTGGACGGCGGCGCGCGCCAGCAGCTGCGCGGCATGCTCACGAAGCCGGAGCACTGAGATGCCCGCCGCCTTCCCCGCAGCCCTGAAGCTGATGCGCGACGGCTTCGGCAAGGAGCCCGAGTCGGTCGTCAACCGCACGCCGTTCGAGGACGGCATGGTCAAGCAGGCGAAGGCGAAGACGCGCGCGCTCGTGCCGCGGCCGGTGGTGTACGCCGCCGACTCGAAGACCGATTACCAGGCGTTCGAGACGTTCTTCAACACCACCATAAACGGCGGTGCGGACTGGTTCGACTGGACCGATCCGCTCGATGCCGTGGTGAAGCTCGCGCGCATCGTGGGCACCTACCAGGCGCGGCCGATCAACGGCGCGCTCACCAGGTGGGAGATCTCCATGCGCATCGAGACCTGGAGCGCGTAGGTGCCGACCGATCACACCGAGCACTTCAAGAAGCGCACCGGCGCCTCGGCCGGCGAGGAGCCGGTGGTGCTGCTCGAGATCACGCACCCGGAGCTCCTCGAGCCGGCGCGCGTGGTGAACGACACCGACGACCTGGTCTCGAACGGCGAGACCTTCACGGCCTGCGGCTTCGAGACGCAGCTCCCCGACGACCAGGCGGGCGCCATGCCGCGCGTGCCGCTCGCGATCGACAACATCGGCGGCGAGCTCGTGTCCTGGCTGGACGAGTCCTCCGGCGGCCGCGGCGCACAGGTGCGCATGATGCAGGTCATGCGCGACACGCCGAACGTGATCGAGCAGGAGTTCACGCTCGAGCTGCTGAACACGCGCCAGAACATGCTGCAGATCTCGGGCGAGCTCGGCTACGAGAACGTGCTCGACCAGCCGGCGCTGCAGGCGACGTGGACGCCGGAGACGGCGCCGGGGCTGTTCTGATGAGGCCGGTGCTGCAAACGATCTTAGGCGACCGTGGCAACTGCACGCAGGCGGTGCTCGCCAGCGTGCTCGAGCTGCCCCTCGAGTCAGTGCCGAACTTCTTCGATGCCGGGCCGACCGACACCGACTGGTGGAACGCGCTCTATACGTTCCTCGCCGGCCGCAACCTGTCGATGTGGCACGTCTACTATCCGAATCACGAGCACGCGCTCCTGGACCTGAAGCACCGGCCTGGCCATCTGCTGGTCTGGGGCGAGTCGCCGCGCTCCCCGACGCGGCAGCACTACGTCGTCTGGCGCGGCGGCCAGATGGTCCACGACCCGCATCCTGGGTGTGGCGGCCTGGTGCGGATCGGCGGCGTGGATCTGTTGTATCCCCTGGACCCGGCGAGGGCCATCTGATGCTGGCGACCGCGAAGCGCGTGACCCTCGAGCCGCACTGGAGCGACCCTTACGTGCGCATGCGCGACCTCGCCCACGAGCTCGACTGCGGCGAGCTCGCGCGCCTGGTGCAGCGCGAGGTCTTCGGCCACGAGATCCGGCTGCCGGCGGCGCGCGACTATGAGCTCGCCGGCGGGCCGCTGGAGAAGTTCCGCGCGATGGCCGCCCAGATCGAGCGTTGCAAGGACGACGTCGCCGCGCGTGTCAGCGTGCCGCAGGAGGGCGACGGCGTGCTACTCGTCTCGCGCGGCTACCGCCAGCACATCGGCGTACACGCGTGGATCGCCGGCGAGCGCTGGGTGCTGCACGCATCGGACGGTTCGGGCCAGGTGCAGCTGCAGCGCGAGCGCGATCTGCCGATTCGCGGCTTGAGGGTCGAGGGGTATTACCAATGGCTGTGAGCCCGGTCCTCGCCTACTCCCCGCACCCGATCCTGCTCGGGAAAGAGCGCGAGCTGGTCTACGCCGCGTTCCTGCCGAACGAGACCATCGCCGAGTACCTGCTGCGCACCGGCATCCTGGCGAGGATGGGCCGCCAGCCGTTCACGTTGACCGTGGACGGCCGGCGCCTGCCGCGCACGCTCTGGGCGCACTGCAGGCCGAAGCCCGGCACGCTCGTCAACCTGTACGCGACGGTGAGGGGCGGCGACGGCAAGAAGAATCCGCTCGCCACCATCGCCATGCTCGCCCTGATCGTCTGGGCGCCTGGCGTCGCGCCGCAGGTCGGGTCGGCCTTCGGCGTGAGCACCGCGGTCGCGCAGGCCGGCCTCATGGTCGTCGGCGGCCTGGTCGTCAACTCGATCTTCCCGCCGCCGCGCCCGGATCTCGCGCGCGCTCAGAACCTCGGCGGCTCGGACTCGCCCACCTACGCGATCGCGGGCGGCTCGAACCGCATGCGCCGCTACGAGCCGATGCCCAAGATCATCGGCGTGCACCGCGTCTTCCCCGACTTCGGCGCGCAGCCCTACAGCGAGTTCGAGGGCGGCGACCAGGTCGGGTACTACGTCTTCGACTTCGGCTACAACGATTGCGATCTCACCGACTTCAAGATCGGCGACACGCCGATCGGCGAGTTCGAGGGCGTCGAGATGGAGATCTCCGGGGCGGACGGCAAGCTCGCCTTGTTCCCCGGCAACGTCGACAGCGTCGCCGGCGTCGAGCTCACCGAGGCGCTGGGCTTCGTCTCGCGCACCTCGTCGCCCGAGGCGCGCTCGCTCGCGGTGGAGATCACCGGCGCATTGTTCTACCTCGGCGACTCCGGCACCGAGCAGCGCGCGGCGACGGTGAACATCGAATACCGTCCGGTCGGCGGCGGTGCCTGGACGGGGCTGCAGTTCGCGCCCGACACCGTACCCGCCACCTCGATCGTCAACGGCGTCGCGCGCGTGCCGGTGGCTCAGTACACGCACGGCGCGAGACGCGAGATCACGGTGCAGCCGGCGGCGAGCTACACCCCGATCACCGCGCTCTCGGCATCGGTCAATACACCGGCTGGCAACGGCTTGTTCCGCCACGATGGCTTTACAAAGGCTAGTGGAGTGACCCTCGCCTGGACGCCGCCTGGCGGCAGCCGGGGCGCGCCCGTGGCACTTCGCGGCGGCGGGCAATTCCTGCTCTACGATGCCTCGCGCACGATGGACGTGCTGATCTTTGTCGATCCTGACTTCGTCGTCGATTTTGCAACCGGGAGTGCCAATCCGTTCCCTACAGCCACGGTCGGGCCGAACGAGATCCCCGGTGAGTTCTTGCTGCTGAACGCTTCGCGCGAGCCGCTGCGGCGCACGTTGCTGTGGCACGTCGCCGAGGGGCAGTACGAGGTGCGGGTGAAGAAGTCCTCGCTCGACGAGACGAACCTGCGGGCGACGGCGCAGCTGGTGTGGTCGCAGCTGCGGACCTATCAGCCCGACGATGCCGACTACACCGGGCGGCTGCGCGTGGGGATGAAGGTGCGGGCGAGCGCGCTGGCGAACGGGGTGCTGCAGCAGCTCTCGTGCATTGCGAGGGCGCGGTGCCAGGTCTGGGATGGTGCGCAATTCATTCAGGCGCACACCTCCAACCCCGCCTTCTGGGTCCTCGACGCCCTACGCGGCAAGACCGTCAACGGCCGCCGCGTCTACGGCGCCGGGCGCGCGGACGCGCGGATCGACATCGAGGGCCTGAAAGCCTTCGCCGCCTGGTGCGACGCCGAGGGGCTCGAGTTCAACGGGGTGTTCGATCAGCAGACCTCGATCTACGAGCTGCTCTCGGCGCTCGCGTTGATGGGGCGCGGGACGCCCACGATGCAGACCGGGAAGCACGGGGTGCTGTGGGACGCGCCGGCGCTGCCGGTGACGGCGCTCTTCGGGATGCACAACATCGTCGCGGGCTCGTTCGAGATCGAGTACGCGACCGGAGACATGGCCGACGTGATCGAGGGCTGGTTCATCAATCAAGCGCTCAACTGGCAGCGCGATTTCGTCCGCGCGCTGGTGCCCGGCGCGACGAGCCAGGCGCGGGTGCGGCGCGTGGAGCTCTTCGGCTGCACCGACAATGTGCAGGCCGGCGAGGCGGTGAATCTCTATGCGGCCGCGAACACGTACCGGCCGCGGCGCTACAAGTGGCGCTCGGACTGGGAGCAGATGCCGTGCCCGCGCGGCGACGTGGCGATGATCGGGCACGATCTGCTGCAGCTGCTCTCGGGGCGATTCATCGAGGGCGGGAACGCGACGACGCTGAAGCTGCCGCGCAAGGTCCCGCTCTTCGACGTGGGCGCGTTCATCACGATCAGGAAGCCCGACCAGACCTTCGCCACCTACGCGGTCGAGGCCGGCACGGGCGAGACGGACACGCTGACGCTCTCCGCGCCCTTGCCCTTCGACCCCTGGGCGGACCCGGAAGGCTATCCGCCCTACGACTACCGCTGGCACTACGGGCCGGCCTCGACCACCGGGCGCAAGGTGAAGATCGAGTCGTTCAAGCCGGTCAGCGAGCGCCACGTGGACGTGAGCGCGGTGGACGAGGACCCGGCCTACTACGCGGCGAAGGACAACGCGACCGTGCCGCTGCCGGCGCCGAGCGTCTTCGGCCAGGTGCAGCTCGCGGCGGTGAACGTGACCGAGGACGGCGTGCGCGCCGGCACGGGGTATCTCGCGAAGGTGCTGGTCTCCTGGGACGTGACCGGCGACTACGGCTTCGCGGACGTGCGCGTGTCGGTGAACGGCGGACCCGTGGAGCTCCTCGGCGCCACGGTGCGCGGCCGCAGCTTCTCGTTCAACGTGCAGGACTTCTCCGACGTCGTCGTGGAGGTGACGGCCTGGTCCTCCTTCGGGCGGCACGGCAAGAGCTCGAAGCTCACGGTCGAGCACCACGTCGACTACGCGGGGCAGAGCGTGCCCTCGGACGTGGGGAGCTTCCTCCTCGATGGCGACAAATTCCGCTGGGCCGCGGCGCCCGAGGTGGACGTGATCGGCTACCGCATCCGCTATCACTTCGGCGAGAATCGCTCGATCGCCGACGCGCACGAGCTGCACCAGGGCACGCTCGCCGCCTCGCCCGCGCAGTTCGACGTGCTGCCCGCCGGCGTGGTGACGTTCTTTCTCACGGCGGTGGACGCCGCGCAGCTGGAGAGCGCGACGCCCGCGATCATCGTCAAGGACCTGGGCGATCCCGAGCTCGCGAACGTCGTCGAGGAAAAGGACTTCAAGGCCGAGGCCTGGCCGGGCACGGTGACCGGCGGCTCGAACGTCGGCGGCGACCTCGAGGCGGACGGCACAACGGCCTTTTACGGGTCCGATAACGCGTCCTTTTACGGTGCCGACGCCGACCCGTTCTACGAGGACGAGGTCTACAGCGAGATGGTGTACGAGTCGGTCGGCTTCTACTTCTCGAACGACTGGATCGGCTCGGCGATGACGATCGAGCACGTGCTCGAGGGCGAGGGCCTGAACCTGGAGTACCGGCAATCGAATGACGAGCCGTTCTACGGCGCGGACGCCGACGCCTTCTACGGCGCCGATGCCGATCCGTTCTATGGCGATGTCGGCGACTGGCGCGCCTGGCCGGGCACGGTCACCTTCGATGGCGGCGACTACCAGCTCCGCGTCACCACCGGCGCCGGGCCGATCCAGGGCGCGGTGCGCGAGCTTACCGTGGTGATCGACGTGCCCGACGTCGTCGACGAGCTGAACGATATCGCGATTCCGGCGGGCGGCGTGCGGCTCACGCTCACCAAGGACTTCGACCTCATCAAGACCGTGCAGCTCACGCTGCAAACGGGCGACGGCGACGCCGTCTCGGCGCGCGCCCTGGACAAGGACGTGGTGCTGGGGCCGCTCGTCGAGTGCATCGACGAAGCGAAGGTCTCGGTGGCCGGCATCCTCGACGCAACTATCACGGGAAGGTAAACGATGGCCTACTTCGCAGCCCCCGCCAAGAACGAGATCAGCGCGACGCCCAGCCCGACGAACGCCGCTGCCAACGCCGGCTTCGGCAAGCTGTGGGACTACCTCACGAGCCTCTTCGGCACCACCGGCAAGCCCGGCGAGGCCTACGCGGCGATGAAGTTCTTCGACTCGAAAACACTCCTCAACCTCAAGCCCACTTTCGGCGTCGCGGCCAACGTGCTGACGATCACGCTGAAGGACAAGGACGCCGTAGACCTCGCCGAGAACAACCCCGGCTTCGTCGCGCAGCGCCACGCGACGATCGGCGACGGCGGCTTCAACCTGCGCAAGATCGCGGCGAACATCGCGATGACGGTGAGCTCGGGCTCGACGCTGGGGCACGTCTCAGCAGTCCTGAGCCCGATCTACATCTACCTGATCGACAACGGCGGCGTGCAGGAGCTCGCGGTCGCCGGCACCTTCCAGGGCGAGTCGGGGATCTTCACCACCACGGCAGAGGGCGGCGCCGGCGGCGCGGACAACGCGGACGTCATGTACTCGACGACGGCGCGCGCTGCCGTGCCCGGCCGCCTCGCGGCGATCGCGTGGTCGAACCAGGCGGCCGCGGGCACCTGGACGGCAGTGCCGACCGAGGTGAAGCAGCAGCCGTTCCACCTCGAGCGCGTGGGCGTCGAAGAGAACTACATGGGCGGCACGGTCCCCTATGGTTTGCTCCTCGAGGACGGCTCGAACGTCAGCCGCACCACCTACGCGAAGCTGTTCGGCAAGGTCGGCACCACCTGGGGCGTGGGCGACGGCTCGACGACGTTCGGCCTGCCCGACTCGCGCCGGCGCGTTGCGGTGGGCTCGGGCGGTACCGGCACAGGCACGCTGGGCAACGCGGTCGGCAACGTGGGCG